GGCATGGGTAAAGGGAAAAGAGCTAGCGGTTGATCAAGAATAACGGATCAAACGCAACCTGACGGTGTTTGTAACAACGCCTGCCCCATCCTGGGGCCTTCCCATAACTATAGTGAATAGCTCCGCGAGGAGCTACCACCACATCCGTATTTCCCCCGGCTTCCAAGATCGGGGGGGGTGTGTACCCTGAGTACAGCGCCACCATGTACCGCCAAGAATCGTTCTTGATCGGTCTGGAACGCTGCTGGGCCCTGATGATTTTGTGGGCCCCAGTGATAGAGGGTGACCATGCCGCCTCGGCAAGATCACACGTTCGAACGTTCCCGAAAAGTCGAAACTTTTTCGGTACCCAGGAAAGAAGGAGCGAAATAACGCCTTCATAACACATGGCCGGAACTGGTAATTCACAAGCAGCGACATTCAAGAGATTTACATACTTGAAGAGGTCAGCTACTGTCTCTATCGGTTTCTTCAGATATACTCCACGGACGTAAGTCCCCAACATGAAGTCGGCACCACAGCTTTCCCGAAAGCCAAAATCCGCGAAGGATTTCGTCTTATTAACCTCGAAGCCTAACATGGCCAAGCGGTTAAGCACATCTTCGTAGATGCACTTAGGGACAATGATGTCGTCTCCATAACACCTCCAACGCATTCCTTCGTGGCCGCGATCTCGTAAAACAGACCGCACTACTGCCGCGAATATAAGGGTTTGCAGAGAGAAGGTGTAAGCATTACCCATAGCAGAGAACTTCTCCAGTACAATCGGAGAGTCCTCCCAATCCGTTTCCACGGACTTAGCGCGAAAGCGCGCCAGGGTACGGACCCACTGAGGCGGCAGCAGTGATGCTACGACGCCAAAGCTAACCATATCGGATGCACTACTCAGGTCAATTGTACAGGGACTGCGAAGTCCCTCATCCAACGATCCTAGGTAGGCAAGCCTCCGGTTGGGTTCTTGGTCATTCAAATCCAAGCCCCACTTTTTAAGCAGACGTTGACGAATAAAACCGTCATACCCCTGCTGTATAAAACCGGCAATGGAAGGTCCTACCTCGATAACCCGTTTTTCGGCTATCGACTTGGGGACGAGTGTTAATTTAGCGCTCTCAACCGGTACTAAGCCCTCCAGCGGATCCCCTACATCCCCCCTAAAGGCAAACGCCTCGTCGAGGGAATTTCTGTGCCCGAAAGCACAGTAGGAAACCATGGAGTTCTCTACAACCCATCGCACCTCATCTTCCATACCACGATAATAAGAATGTGGTATTGAGGCATCTAGTTTGTAGGGCACAGACCCTTCCGCAAAACAATGCGTGGAGTCCGAACCTGGACCAAACTTCATCCAACCAACGACATCGCATAAGTCTGGGCATTCTTCTCCGAGTAGGATCTGAATGTCTTTTCTCATTGATGTCAATAGCTGCGCCAAATCGTCGTGCCCATGGGTAAGGGGTTTCTGGATAATTTCCCAGTAGACCCCATTCATGGTTCTGCACTTCTTTTCGGCGAGTAGCCACTTACTCTGGGCCGTTTCGCAAGATACTTCAACGAAAGGCTTGAAAGAGTACTCCAGCTTCTTTAACAAACAGGAAGCTTGATTGAGGATGGTGTATTTTTCTACATCACCCTGCTCTCTAAATGAGCAAGCAAGCGCGGAATGAAGCTCAATAGCTTGAGGTAGTTCATCCAATGCCCCAATTAGTTTCAACGGGACAGGGATATAACCTTGTATTGAGTTTATGAACGCATTGTGAATCCCAACATACCGCTCGGGACCCACATGGACTCGGAAATCATTTTCCGGGCTTCCCTTGGCTTTGCAGCTCCCATGGGAGTTGCTGGACCGCGCACTTTCTGATTTCGACATGGACTTTCTCCACGGAGGTATAGACAAAAAGGCTGGTCACGAAGACAGCCAAGAGAATAAACGTCAGGATGAAGACTCCCTTCTTGAGAAGGTCAGAGGGCAAGATGATTGAAGAAATCATCGAGCTCCCCTTCCAACACAAGTTGGGCCAGAAGTTTGCGTGCCAGTGCAACGTCAGTAGTGGACATGTCCGCTCTACGAGACATCTGGAATTCACAAATGAGTGGGGTTACCACTCCATCCGCATCTTCAATGTTCCAGGTGAGCTTCGCGTAATTGCGAGCGTTCCCAGGATACGAAGAGGTCTTTTTCGGGAAAACCCGACGCAAGGCACAAATGCGAGGGATCGCAAGTGTGGAGCTTGCTTCACGTAAGGTGAGGGAATCAGTTGTACCCCCATCAGACGTAAACGTGTAAGTTACCGCCGAAACGTCAGCATTGACGGACGATATACCCATAGGTAAAACTCCTTGGTGTATGTTGAAGTTAACGCTATCGCCTGAGCGCAGCGTAGAGAAGTGAAAACAGATCTACAACTTTCGTTGCGTTCAATCTGTTCCGCAACCCAATCATTGGGAGGAACGATTCCACGGGAAGCCTATATTTTATTACGGCTTCTTCGTTCCAATGCGATGGTGGCACAACCTCAGTGAAGATATAGTAATACCCCCACTTGAGGTGCGATGCAACGGCGATTTGGTAATTCTCACGAGTATAGTGCAACGTGCACTTAACCGTAGTCCAACCAATCCGCTCTTCGGCGAATGCGAATGCCTCCATGGCACCCAGCATATCGCCCAGGTTAACAAACCAGTCCCAGACGAAGCTATAGGGAACTAGTTCCCAGGCAGTGGTCAGTGGATTAAGAGCGCCGTACTTAAACAGCGAACCTAGGGTCCCTTCAGTAAGGCCGGAATAAAAATCGGCCGTCTGACCACCTGAAACAGTCCAATCTGCAGACCAGGTACTTTCGTACGAATACGATAGACCTAGACCAGGGTAGTGAAAACCCCCGATTGCAGACGAGCTGGAGTATGTGCCAGTACCCTCGGTAAAGCGCTTACGAACCGATTCCCTCTTACGGGAGCTCGATCCTAAGGCTTCAACGTGTTGGATGACGTCATAAACAAAAGGACGCCATCCGTACCTTCCGGCCAACCACGCGTTATTTGCGCGATCGAACGCGGCGGCACGTCCGCCTGGTTCTCGTAACTGCCGTCTTGTCAACCCCAGATCCCGCTGCGCTTCTGCGAGCGGTTTCCGAAGAAAACGGACGGCATCTCTAAGCATCCTAAGCGTTTTAGGGGCTTCCAGTAAAGAGACCATAGACTGCGTAGCTTGTTCAGCTATAGCAGCACTAATCTCCGTATGGTTCGCCCCGTAAGCTGCAGATGCAAGCCCGTCGATGTCCATACCAGCCAATCCGGCATAGTTGCTTATGTTAGCGACCGTGCCGGTAGTTGTCGGCTGGACCAACGCACCATTATAAGGACCGGTAATAATAGTCCAAGGTGAAGCATTGGTAGAATCATCTTTCGGGTAAGAAACACCATTACACGTAACATATGGGTCCCAAGTACCAGCCCCCGATGCAGAATAACATCGGTTGCTGAAAAGTTCGCCGTTGTCACGACGAGCTTCAAAGTTCTCGACTTCCTCATCCTCCATGTAACGGAAGGAAGAGTTAGACTGAGAAATGAAGGGACCTGATGAGCGTGTACGAGTCATGGAAGACCTCAATGGTTACGAGCGTTAACATAGTACTGGACGTACTATTAGACGTGGAGATATTTCATCTCC